AAACCCCTCGTCTCGGTACGCGAGATAGAACGCGTCGGCAGGTCCACGAAACTATTGCCGCAGACCAGAAAATTCGTCCCGGCCGACATGAAGAAACTCAAAGCCAAATACGAAGTCGCCGAAAAGAGAGCCGTGTCTGCGCTTTCGAGGGCCGAAGACAACTTCAATAAAGCGAAAAAGCTTGCGGCCAACGTCCAGAAGACGCAATATCAAGCCAAGATGATGCTGATGAAAGAAAAGAACCCCGCTGCTATCAAGAATATCAAAGAAAAGATAAACAGGATGGAAAATGCGAAGAAAACTCTTGCCCCACGCCTGGAGAATATGAAAATGACCATGAACATCGCAAAAAATAAACTGAAGGCGCAAAGAAATCTCGGACTTAAAAAATCCAGATTCAGCTTCCTGTGATCACGCCGTCGATTTTATTTCTTTATCCACGTTGACTGCCACTTCGTTGTAAAACTTTTTCGTTTCTTGCGGGAGCTTGTACATTCTATGATCTCCCGAAGCGCACATCTTGATGACGTCTGCACCAGGTATCGGATCGTCCTTCTTCTTTCCGTTGTCGAATTCGGGAGTGGCGAGTTCTCTCATTGCCGATTGTATAGAGGGCGGCATATACGGAATGTGATATTCCTTGTCGTACACGTCTGCGTTCTGTTCGAGATATTCGTTTCGATACTTTTTCAGGTCTTTCGCGACTTCTCTGCCCGTGATGGGATCTCGTTGCCTCACGACGTTCTTGTCTGGATCGAACGTCAGGAACTTTCCCTCGGCTTTCGCGCCACGAGTGTACTTGAAAAGGATCGCGGGTATTTCCTGCGGGTTCGCCGCTCGGATCTCTGCCACGCACTCCGGATTCTTCACGGCGTCGTACACCGACTGCACCACGGACTTGTCGGGGACCGTGAGATTGATATTCACGATCGAAACATTGCTGTTGTTATTGCCAATAGAAGTACAAAATTCTCCGTTTTGTATTACACCACGATCCTTATTATCGTAATCCTCCTTGAATACGAATTCTACATCTCTTTTGTTAATCGTCCTCGATTGACATTTTTGCGTTTTAGAATGTTTACAAGCTTGATTAGGACTCGTCGTCTTGTAGCCGCAATCACACGTGTATAACACACTTTTGATGATCTCAACCATCGAACAACTTACCAGACAAATACATTAAAAATATTAAATTAAAACGGATACCCCAACACATTACGGCGCACATAGATACCCGGGATATCCCTTCATTTTTTTTTTTTTTTTTTAAAAATAGTTTTATTTTCAAAAAAAATTTTTTCAAAAATTTGAGATATGCCCACAATTCGCTGGCTTTTTATCTGGTCGCCTGGTTAGGATACCCCGGATATCCCTTCATTTTCTGTGGTTCGCCTGGTTGAGTCTCACGTTGTTGGATATTTGGATTACAATGTGTTGCGGTATTTCACACATCATGCATATCAGTAATCAAGTTCGCTAATAATACATAATCTTATCAATACTCAGCATCTACTAAAAAATCAAAAGTTGAAGATAAAGGGAAGATAGTTCGAGCTATAGAATGCAGTAATGAGCATGAGCGGGATAAGATTGTAGTATTCGGTGTCCTTCCACATGAAGATCTGAAGGAAACTACCACAAAATACGCTGGTGAAGTTTCCAAAGGTCAGCAGACCCGCGAAGATACGTGCATTCCTATACTTGGTCGCCATCGCCGACTTCTTTCCACAATTGCCCGATGGGGTCCAAGAGCCGACGGTGTTGAAGATCTTGTCCTTGATGGCCCAGGTGTATGCGAAGTTCTGGGCGCAAATCGTGGGATAGGCGCCGTAAGGCCAACTCTGGACGCTCCACAGAGGCAGGAGCACGAGCATGAGAATGATGCCGACCAGTGCGAATGAGATGTTGTAATACAGGATGACCTCGGGGAACATCCACACGAGCAGGTTCGAGAGAGCGGGGCCGAGGAAGAGAGTCATCATTGATGTGCTGTAAAAGAGCATGCCGCTCAGGTAGCACATACGGCGAATGAAGCCAAGGTCGGACTTCCAGAATTCGCCGGTGGTGAGTAGAGTGGTGGATCCGGAGCACCAGCGATACTGCTGAGCGAAGAACGCGCGGTGATCGTTAGGGCACACTCCGCAAGCCAAGTTCAGGGGCACATATTCCACGTGGAACCCTGCCTTGGTCGCCCTGAACCCGGTGCGAACGTCTTCGGAGTGCTCAACTTCCGCAGTGCCGCCAAATGGTTCCAGTGCCGTGCGGCGGTAAATCGCGCAAGTGCCGACGCAAATACTTCCGTATGCAGGCTCGTACTTCTTGAAGAAAGACTTGCGAGAGGAGTTGCGCGCAGGCTGGATGAGGCGATAGAAGATCTCCTGAACGGCTCCGGCACCGCGCTCGAGGTAATTCTGTTCCTTACGCTGCTCGAAGAACTGAGGAGTCTGGATGATGGCGATGGTGGGATCGTTCTTCATGAGGCCGAGGACGGAGTCGAGGAAGTCCACGCGGGGGCAGAAGTCGGCATCGAGAATGACGAAGAAGTCGCCGTCGGTCTTCGTGAAGGATGCGCGAAGATTACCGGCCTTCTTCATGTATGGGCGGTTGTCGCGAACGTGGTAGGTAAAGCCATATTCCTCCGCGAGATTCTTCACCGCGTCAGAGGCGCTGTCATCAAGAACGTGGACCTTGAGCACTCCATCGTGATGAACCTTCGAGACGTACTTCCACGTGTTGTTGAGGACGCAAATGTCTTCGCCGCAGACGGGGAGGAGAATGTCGACTGAAGGGCGAAAGGGGTCCTCTGCATCGTCTCTGACTCGTCTGATGATCGCGTCGTGCTTCTCAAAATCGAAACCGCGGCCGACCAAGATCACGAGGATATACGTCACGATGGATGATAGAACAATGATTGCGCACACGCTCCAGAACCACCAGGCTCCCGTGCCTTTCATGAAGAGAACGAGACCGGTGGAGAATACTGCCATCGAGAAGAATGCGAAAAAGGCCACGAGCGCCTTGTTCGTCTTCAGGTATGCCACCTTCAGTTCGTCGTTCGGCGGGCGAGGAAGAACGACTCCCTTCGGGATGGGAAACCTGTCGCCATCGGGTGACTTTGTGTTTTCAACGGCAGTAATTTCGTCAATCGCAATCATCGCAGATGGGGATTCGCCGATGGCTATGTCGTCCATACTATCGCGAGGAGTGTGCGTTTCTGCGAGTTTATGAATTTCTCCACACGAGGCATTCATAGTGCTTGTAGAGGGGTAGCCTTTCTGCATTTTGATATTATTCGATTGGTACTATGATAGAGCAAAGTTCTCCTTAAATAAGTAAACGACTACCTGGGTCAAATGACAAAGGCCCAACTTCTCAGGATCAAATGATACTATACTCCATGATCAAATGACAATTCTCGTATCGACAAAAAGTCTATAAAAGGAGATTGCGAAGTGTATTTCAGGCACAATGAGAATGCTGACAAAGACGACTATCATCGCGATTGTTTTGGGGACTATGTTGGCCGGAGGGGCCATCGCCACCGGTGTCATAGTCTCTAAAAAGAGTCAACCGGAGGACATATATTTCGGAGATCCGAACTCGTTCGTGTCCAACAATGACACCGCCGTGTCCGAAGGTCCCGTGAACCCAACGACGATTGTGGTCAATCAGACCGACACACTGGTTAATACGACCGGCATCATCCCAGACATTCCTTCTACGAACCCCAATAGTTCCTTCACCAACAACACTCGCGTTCCCATTTGGTGGGACGGATTTGATGGCGATTCCATCAACAAGGACTTCTGGACGGTGGTCGATGGAACAGGCAAGACTGGATGGGGAAACAAGGAACTGCAGACGTACAGCAAGGACAATGTGGATGTGTACGATGGTATGATGCATATTTCTGCACTTCGTGGCGAAGATGGTAAGTGGACATCCGGGCGCGTCATGAGCAAAGGTGGGTGGTGTCCGGGGATGATCCTTCCTAACAAGAAGGTGGCTTCTAAGATTTACTTCGAGTCTATGGTCCGCATTCCAGAGGCTGGAAATGGTCTGTGGCCTGGTTTTTGGGCATTCCCCAAGGATTCCGTGTATGGCAAGTTCTCTCAGTCCGGCGAGATTGATATGATGGAGTTGCGCGACAAGTTCGAGAGGTTGACTCAAGGACTCCACTTCGGTGGAGAGGAGCCTGATAATCTCAAGAACATGACCCGCACCGGCGGCGATGCTAATTATACGTTCGCCGATGGAACATTCATCATTGGCATCGAATGGACTCTGGATACTATCATTTTTTACATCAACAACGTGGAGACATCGCGGCGTCATTCCAAGGCCATTGATACCGACGGCGGGTGGTACACCGAGTCCGACCAGGCAAGGAGCATCGCTTCTCCTTTCGACGAGCCATTCCAAGTTATTTTCAATATTGCTGTCGGAGGCAACTTTCCCCAATACAAACCTGACGAGACCACTCCGGATGCAGTCGTTATGTCTGTGAATTACTTCCGTGTCTTTGCTGATTTTGAAGATGTTGCATGAATGGCTGCAAAATAGTTTAATAAACACATAAAGTCGTGTAATAATGACGAGGCTCATCTCGGTATCCAAACCAGCAATCGAAGGCGTTAATACAGCAGAGGAACTGATCAGTTTCGTGGCACGAGTATCTAATCCGGCGAATCAAGTGAACAATACGACGTCTTCTCAGCTCTTGAAGTATTGTATCCGCAATGCTCATTGGTCTATTTTCGAGACGGCGAGCATGACTATCGAAATCACCACATCGCGGGCCATCGCCGCACAGATTTTACGCCACAGAAGTTTTCATTTCCAAGAATTTTCTCAGAGATACGCGGCCGTGACTGACAAGCCTCGCGTTCAGGAGGCACGTCTGCAAGATACGAAGAATCGCCAGAATTCAATCGCTACGGATGACGCTGATCTTCGCGAGTGGTGGTCGGACGCACAGGATAAATTGTACGCCGACAGTCTCGCGGTGTATAACGAAGCTCTGGAGAGAGGCGTCGCCAAAGAGTGCGCTCGTTTCGTGTTGCCACTCTCGACCGCCACGACGATATACATGACCGGGACTGTTCGCGACTGGATTTTTTACATAAAACTTCGCGTATCTAACGGGACGCAGAAGGAACACATGGACGTTGCTGAAGCGTGCAAAAAGATTTTCGTCAAAGAGTTTCCTGATATTGCAAAGGCTCTTGATTGGTGATTAATTTAACATTTAAAAGTGTTTGAATATACTAATGGCGACTGTAAAAACGACAAAATTAGTGGTTTCGGTGAAGAAGACATCTGAGTGGACTGATGGATACGATGGAGCATTTGTATTGGAAAACAAGAATACGTACGACGTTTTGGAATGGGGTTTGAGCTTCGATTTTCCCGCGTCCGAAGGCTTCACGTGGTTTTCCGAAGGTGATTTGGTTCGTCAGAACGATCATGTCACGATGACGCCCAAAGATTGGAATATGGTCATACCTGCGGGAACGACGAAGGTGTTGGGATTCGGAGGCACGAAAACATTGCCTACGAACCTCAAATACGAACAAATTTTACCTCTCGTTGGAGAAGATCCTTCTCTCGCCAAGAGAGGTGCGTGGGGGAGTAAGAATGTCGCCCCGTATGTGGACGCGTGTGCGTTTCCTACGCCCGATTTACAAGATATAACGAAAGGGAGTGGATTGAAATATTTCACCCTGGCGTTCATCACGGCGGATTCTAAAAATAGAGCATCGTGGGCTGGCGTGATTCCCTTGGAGACTCAGCACATGTTGGATCAGGTCCGTAAAATGAGATATGCGGGCGGAGACGTGTCCGTGTCGTTCGGCGGGGCGAATGGCATCGAACTCGCGGAAGCTATCACGGATCTTGATGTTCTCGTCGCCGAGTATTCTAGAGTCATAGATATGTATTCGCTCGTTCGGATGGATTTTGATATAGAAGGAGGCGCAATCGCTCATTCCGATTCCGTGGACAGACGCAACAAAGCGATCGTGATGCTCAAGGAGAAATATCCACACTTGCAAATCACGTATTGTCTTCCGGTTCTTCCCATCGGTCTCACTTTGGCCGGCGAACTCCTCGTTCGAAACGCGAGGCAGAACAACGCCGTCATAGAATCGTTCAACGGGATGAGCATGGATTTCGGCGATAGTGCGGCGCCCGATCCCGAAGGACGGATGAGCAATTACGTGATAATGTCTTCGGAAAATTTGAGATCTCAGGTTCTCGCGGCCGGATATCAGAATCCTAAAATTGGAACGATTCCTATGATCGGCGTGAACGATGTGACGAGCGAAGTGTTTAGAATTTCAGACGCTCAAAAAGTATACGATTTTTTCCAGAAGATGTCGTGGATGACATATGTCGGTTTTTGGAGCACGAATAGAGATCGCCCCGGGCCTGGAAACGGCTCTAATCCTTTCGATTCTGGCATAAAACAGAATCCGTACGATTTCACAAAGACGTTCCTCGGAGAACGCGTGAATGAACTGGATCCGAGTCCGAGACCGAACCCCCCGGCCATCAAACTTCCCGAAGGAAATCCGAGCCCTCTTCCTCCGTTCGTTCCCGCACATCAAAAACCTCCGACTCCCGTAGCCGATGTCAAAGCCGACGGTGTGGTTACGGCGGTAGTGTCAGTCGATAAGGTCAAGATTTCGTACAAGAAACCGAATACTACCAAGGCGATAGTGACGACTGTCGCGAAGAAGAAGCACAATGTCAAGGTCGACGATAAAATCATCGTGACCTTGAAAGGAGTTGATTTATCGTATGTGTCATTCGAAAAAGCTGTCATTGATACTCCGTCTAAGATCGTTCACAGACCGAATGTCAATATCCTGTGGCCTGTCGTGTCTGTGGAATTCGTAAAGCGATGCAAGAGCGGCGAAGATCCCGACGACGTGATAAAAGACTTACAGACACGATACGCTGGGCTCGGTCCCAAGAATCAGGATTCCTTGAAAAAAATGTTATCGTAACGTATACGATATGAGCATTGATCGCAAACTTATTGATGCCGCCGTGTTGTTCGCCGTCGTGTGGTTCATGCGGAGAGATGTCACTCTGGGTCTCGCCGTTGCTGTCGCTGCGTACGTGCTAAGAATGTTGAATTTTTAAAATCCAATATACACGACACGAGTATCACGACTCTTTAGCAAATCATTCACTGCGTTAATTACGTAGTCGAAACGTTTCTCGCGAATCGCTTTCGATTTCTTGCTCCATTGTCTCTTTGCATCAATCGTAGGATTCACTCTGACCCATGACACACCGTGATCAGGATACTTCTGTAATAATTCCGCGGTGACGAGATGCATTCGATGTTCGTCGCACTCGTAATTTTCGTGACCGTCTTCGTCGACCTCTAAACACACGATGATACCATCGCCGAATATGATTCCGTCTAGTCTCGCAAACTTCTTTGACGTCTCACTCAGATCGAACGACACCCTATATTCTCGTTTGTGCACGTCGAGCTTATCCTTGACGTAGTCGAAGAACGCTTCCTCGTGTAGTTTGTATCGTTTTCTTCGCGCTTCATTCGGATCGCACGACATGCAGTAGTCGTGTCCTTTGGACAGATACGTTCTCACGGGACACGGTCTGTCGTATCCGAGGCACATCTTGTCAACGACATTGATCATCTCTGATGTTTTGCACTTAACGCAACACACACCGACCGTTTCTCCTGGCACGTTGAAACTCGGCCTTTTCTCACATGGACATTTTTTGTTCTTTACGTCAATCATCTCACCAGTCTTGCACTTCGCACAACATATTGGTTTCGTTTCTCCAGGCACATTGAATATGGGTTTTTTTCCACACGGGCATCTCTTGTTGATGACGTTTACCATATCATTAGTCTTGCACTTCGAACAACACACACCGACAGTTTCTCCAGGCACGTTGAAGGTCGGTCTGTTGCCACACGCGCATCTCTTGTGCATGACATCAATCATCTCACCAGTCTTGCACTCCGCACAACATATTGGTTTCTTTTCTCCGGGCATATTGAAGGTCGGTCTGTTGCCACACGGGCACATCTTGGACACGACGTCAACCATCTCGTCGGTCTTGCACTCCTTACAACAAATACCAACGGTTTCTCCTAGCACGTT